GAGCTACATAAATAATTCCTCCAAGACCCTCAATCTGGGCATTTGAAATAACACCTAGAGACAAATCATATATTTGAGCATTGAGCTGGAACAAATAATAAGTGCCCCCGATTTCCTGGACACTGGATCTAAGAAGTTCCAACCAGGAAAGCATCCTATCCCTCTCCACAAGGATGAGGTCTATTGCTTCCTCTGTTATAAGCTGCCTTGCCCGAAGGATACGGTAGGAGAACGGAGCAATGGACTCCGGGTCTCCTAAGAAAGAACCCCCACTCTCATAAGCTGTGGGCCTCAAATCGTTCTGACCCTCCGTACCTCCCGTCAAATCGCTGTCCGAGATGGTCGGGTAAACAGCATAATCATACGTTGTTCCCTGATAAAAAATAGTGTCCCCAGAAATATGGTCTCCTGCAAAACTTGAAGCCCCGGTTACCGTTAGACTCTCATTATTTACCTGAGAAACTCTGTAGAACCCTCGGTTATCGTCCAAATAGGAAGGGCCTCCCGGAACATGTGCTGTTGGGCGAGAAAAAACAGAAACATCTCCCAAAGGCCTAGACCCAAACTCGGGATCAGACCCAGACACAATTTCTCCTGCAGGGTCAATAAGAACAATGTCTCCCACCTGAACCCCAAGACTACCAAACGTAGAAGGTTCTGAATCCTTCAATTCATTCACGGTATCTACATAGCCACCGGTATTGGTTCCAAGGTCCGCCGTTCGACGAAGTAAAACCTCTTCTGTCATTAGATCAAGAAGCTGTTCTACAGACTGACCGTACGGAACTGGAGAACTCCTCAAATAGATCTCGAAAGAAAGCCCCGCCACCGGGGTAGTCAGCAATCCCGGGGGATTAAGCATTAAGGTGACCGGGTCAAGCACTCCAGAGATCTCCACCTCTTCCAAAAGGTTCCCGTCAACGTCAAGGAGTCGGAACAGGTCTCCAGCTCTCACATTGACCTTCGACTCATCCAAACCACCAAGATTGGTCCCTTGAGGTGTTGTGGTCAGGAGCCCATATTGATTTGAGGTAGTTGAATAAACAGAGACTACACCTCTTCGAACCTCATTAAGGTATCGAAGATTTCCGAACCCAGAAGAGATCTTCTGAAGAGGTTCATGGAATCTTCGAATTCTCCTGACCTCAATATTAACTGGCTCCGGCTCAAGTATCGAAGGATATGCCACACTTCCTCTAAACCCAAATTCAGATACTGGTAGCAATCCTCCGGTATGCGCACTGTCAATAACATGAGCTTGTATCCCACCAAGGTCAAATACACTGGTAGGTACCGTAGGTTCAAGAAAAATCCCCGACTCTGCGTGGAACGTTAATTGAAACGTCTCCCCAGGTAAAACACACCGAACTACCGTAGTCCCTGGAGAAGAAGGGTTGTGAAGAAAGTCCCAAGAAATATCACTGAGTTCGGTAATAGAAACCAATCCCGGGATGTTTTCATAAAAAGGAGCTGCAGGGTCCGCCGTAAACTGATTAAACGCAACAACAGGTTTCTTTTGAACCTCAAAAGTATCCGGAGTCCCCGCTATATAATAGTCAAAAAGAAAAGGCTGAGTTTGCACACGGGTGGTGTAGTTCACCCGAACCATCCCATAAGGAGTCGCGGGGGAATCAAGACCCACCTCAGGTAAATTATAAATACCTCCCATATTTACAGGGAAATAAACCATTCCCGAAACAGTCATCCCAGCAGAAATTGCCTGCCCGAATAAGGTTGCATTAATAAGAATATTGTTGGCATCCCGATACGTTCCTGGAACAAGAGTGAAAATCGGATTAACAGGATCAATCGAACTATAAGAAGCACTAACACAAGTTTTCGCAAATACAGCTGGGTCTGTAGAGGTTACATTAGACGGATTCGTGATTACATAAATCCGTCCCGTAGAAGAAAAAGAATGGCCTGTTGTAGACAAAGAAAAAGGAACCGTACTGCTAATTGTCAGTTTTTCTGTGATCTCATCAAAGGAAACCACCGTTGGGAAATCAATCTCTACCCAACCCCCACCACCAGAAGAAGCTGTTGTAATAACCTCTTTGTATCCTGGGCCGGGGTCTTCGACCGCCTTACGGACAAGATATGTCCCAGCCTTACTAATCGCCTGTCCAGAAAAAGACTCCTGGATCACAAGAACATCACCCGGCTCTACATTCTCTACGGAACCTGAGACCGGACTTATCGAGGTGATCCGCATATCTAAAACAGAATCAGCATCTCCAGACCCCTGTAAAATTATCTCAGTTTCGTTAGAGTCTGAAGAAGGGAGACCCGCAAAAGTAAGATTCGAAAGAGTCAGGTCTAGGTTACCGAATCCTCTAAAAGACGTTACCTTGATGTCTCCGTTCTCATCTCCAGCTCCCGGAGACGTGGCGGGAGTCCAAGTCCCAAGACTCCCAGACCTCGGCTTAAAAGTGAAAGGAAACCCCCCATTCACCACATCGGGAGAATTTACCTCAAGCAAATCTGAGTTCCAGTCCGTAACCGTCATTACAGACAACTGGCTTTGCACCGCACCTTCCGGAGCAGTTTGAGTTAAATCATAGGACTCATTAAACGTGACCCTATTAGAAGAAACCCAAGCCCCGACAGAGCCAATGGCGACGTTTCCTGAAGGAGAACCTGTATCCTGAGTGTCCACGGAAATAGAAAAATGGAAAGGAACCCCAAGAAATCCTGGAGTAATCCACCCCGTCAATGGGATTCTTATGCTCTTACTATAAAACAGAGCCGTTGGGGTAAAGGGAGAGCTTCCCGGAAAAACCTGTGTTTGGACTATCCCGGCAGGAAGAATAGCATTTCCAGTAATCGTAATCCTTTCCTGAAAAACTCCCGTTGTCGTATCAAAAAGGTCTATAATTACTTTATTTTCATTTGGGAACGGAAGAAGAAGATTATCTACAATGGAATTCAAACCACCAACTGCGATATTGGACCCATCATCAAGAGTTAAAGGGACACTTGGGTCCAGGATAATGTCAGTGAAGCCACCTCCCTCTACAATCGTGACAAACCCAGGCCCAAGGTGAACCATACAGTTATCGAAAAGGTATCTAACTCGGTTCCCTTTCCGGGTCTGGGTCACAAATCTCGGGGGATCAATCCAGCTACCCACAGCAGAATCATATGACACATCACCAACAGAGAGAAGGCCCTCGTACCCACTTTCGGAATCTGTTTGGATGAAAAGGAAATCGTAAGGACGAAGGTTCCCAACTCCAGAGTTGGGGATGTAGGGGACCGTCGATGAAGGCTTCAGATTTGTCTGGGTAATCAAAACTCCGGGATCCAGAAGTCCCGACACACTCGACAAAACCTCACCATCGGATGCTAAAAATTCTTCGGGGTAGATAGAATTCGGAATCGTCGTGTCTGAAAGGAGTTTCACGAAGGAATCGAAAACCTCCTTCAAAAGTTTCGGCTCTTGAAGATCCGATCCGATAAATGGGAGGGTGTAATCCCCATTATCATCTTTATTTTGCCCCAAAAGAGCCGGAATCCCCACAGGTTCGAGTCTCGTGCTCTGGTATTCAATAGAACCTTCAATCGTACGAAGAGGTTTAGGTCCATTTGATCCGAGGAGAACCGTGACCGGGGAGGTGAAGACACTCCCGAATAGGTTAGGGGGAGTGACGTCTAGCAATTCTCCTGTCTCGGAGTTCAACCCAAAATCTACACCGGGTCTGAATACACCAGAGCTGGTTGGGCTCACCTCTTCCGTATCAGAAATCTCAAAGGGCTCACCTGGAACCACAAAAATAGTGTCTCCCCTCTCGAAGGTTACCGGTTCTCCTTTGAGAGGCTCTTCTGTGGTTTTCACAATAGAATTAGAGTCAGAAATGACTCCCGAAGGAGTGCACATCGTGATGAGGCATCCTTGAAGGACGTCATTCACGAAAATTCCCGAAAGGATAGAACCCCCTAACAGGCCAAAACTTTCCTGGGTAGATGCCAGGTCTATTACAGACCCATCGGGTTTTCCTAGAGCAAGCCTTTGTGGTTTCCCCCCAGAATAAAAGTTTTCAAGCCCACTAAAACTTGAGATTGGCTCAAAGGGGGGCATGTGAAGGTCTGGGTTACCCGAGGACAAATCATACTTGTCTTCCGGTCCAGGAGGCCCCGGAGGAACTGACATCAAATATTGAGGATCTGGAAGACCTTCTGAAGTTACCGGGAACTCCGACAACGGAACCATCGACGCTACTATACAAGGGATTCCTGCCGTCAAAATATCTATCTCAGGGAACCCTTCAGGACTGTAGTCCCACACCCAAGCTCTCGGAAGGCGATATCCAATCGAAGTCTTCTGAATTTTTGTCAGGTCCCCTAGAACGGGATTCCCCAACTGAGCAATCGGCTTATTATGAGTGGAGGCAGTAACTATCTCCCCGGAAGAGTTCTCATACGTATAAGAGAAGGAATACACTCCAGGAGGATCCACATCTGCACCCAACCCAGGATAGGTTGTAGTAAAAGCCCTGGACCGCAAAGGGTACAAACGTGACCAGACCTGCGGAGAAGCCATTCTCTGATGAACCCCAGAGACCTGACCCCGACTTTGTAAAGGGAAAGATCCCGGGATGAAAACAGTTTGAACTCCCCCGGTTCGGGTGAGGATAAAATCGTCCATGTCATTTTTGACAAGGACCTTTTGCTCCCCCATGAGGAGAGACAAATCCTCCGGGTCCAGAAGTTCTCCGGACAAAGTCCCATTCGACAAAACCGCCGTAGCTGGATTTACAATATTATCCTCCAGTACCGTAACAAGAGGATAAGGGGAAGATACGGTCCTGGAACGGAAAACTTCAGACCACAAACTGCGTGGGTTCATGTATCCGGTAACGTCGTCCTCAAGACCCGGGGGCGGAACGTCTTTGAATCTCCCCACGAAGAATTTGAATTTTCCGTCACGATCACCAATTACGAGTCCTGTAATCCCCTCATAGATCTGCTCAAACCCCACAATGACACGGTTATAATAATCAAGGTACAGCCGTGCCGCCCGATCTTTATCTTTTGCGGTTCGAATATTAGAGAGGGGGTCAGTCCCTCCCTTATCTCCTCCAGCAGCTCCTTGAGAAACAACAAAACCACCTCCCCCAGGAGTCTGGCTCTGAACCATTTTAGCCACCTCTTGGGAAACCTCCACAGCATATTCTGACAAGGGGACGGATTCCGCATAGAAAGTGTCTGGATTGTAGTAGCTATAGGTGGCCTGGAGAATTTTATTCTGGGTCTCCTCAGGGATCTGCACGTACTTAAAAGTGGCTCGGAAACGAGGATAAATAACCGTGTCATTAAGAAGAATCGGTTGGAGAACCCGAGCCCCAGAGAACCTCATGTAGAAACTCTGTCCGGGTTGTATCCCCTCCTGCAAGGGAGAGAGAAGAATGATATTCCCAGACCCGCTCTCTATTGTATAATGCTTCTCTGAGATAAGGGTCCTACCAGGAAGGGGAACTGAATTCTGAGTCTCCCCAAAAACTATGACTTCATAGCTATCTCCAACGATCTGCCCCGGCCCTAGAAAAATGGTTGCCCCAGAAGGGTAAATTGGGCGGGCGCTTACCCTAGTGGAAACGGTAGAAGCTTCGAATTCTCTTGTGAAAGGACTCGCAACAGTAACTTTCGTATAAGACCCATTTTCATCAAACTGACTCTTAGCGATTATATAGGGTTCCCCACCTATCTGGAGTATGTGACCCGCAATGGCAAAAGAAGTAAGATCCCCGACAAAGGTCACATCCCTTTGATTTTTTTGGATGGACTGATAATCAACATTCAGGGTCAACATAAACCCAAGATTGCCATTGGGAATATTTGGAACCCCCACTGCAATCGGAACATTTGATAAAGCAGAGATCAAATCTTTCCCTGGAGCCCTTGATCCTGCTTCTTCTCTCGGAGTGGGATAGATCCCGACCGTAGTAATATCGGTGGAAGCATTGTAGGCAGAGCTTTCCAGATAAAAACAGGAAGCCCCAAGACGCAAGAGTTTCCCGGGAACCATTTGTGAAGTTCGGTCTCCGGAAAGTTCAAAGCTCTCCTGTTCCTTTTCAAGGTAAAAAGGAGGTCGATAAACCGGTTTGGTGGAAGTCGAATAGGCTGCTTCTCCCCCTAATGCCTCCGCAATAGCATACGTAATGGTAACAGAAATGGTGGGGTCTTCTATTGAGAGAAGGAAAACAATCTGATTCAGATTGTTTATGAAATAATCGTAATCGGATCCCCTGTTTTTCTGGACTGCCCCCACATAAACAAGAGGTTCATATGGAGTATAAATGGTGTTACCACCTGGATTAAAAGAATAAATCTTATCCGAAACTCGGGTAGTCTCCTCTCCTTGAATAAAAACGGGAAGGACTTCCCGGATCGGAGCGGGGAATCCAGAGGCAGCCTTACAAAGCTCTCCAGAAGCTGAAGCCTGGAAATACTCGACCTCAACAGATTGCCCAGAAAGAACTGGGCTGAGGAACGAAAAAGACCCGTCAATCGGATTAATCACTGTGTCCGGAGGTTCAGAGATCGCCTGCTCAACAAAATAAATCGGCTCTCCCCCGAACTCATTGATATCATCCTCAGATAAATTGATCTCTCCCTCAAATTTGACCTCCGCAGTCCTGTCCGTCATCACAGAAGGGCTAAGAAACTCCTCCACATAGGAAACTCTGGACAAGGAATAATCAAACAGGAGATCTTCTCCAAATTTCAACTCTCCCGTAGAGTTCAGATATTCAATTTTATTGGCCGGAAGAGGAGAGGTGAAAGAAGCTACCCCCTCCAACTGGGCTCCATGTTGAAAGGTGTCTAACCCAATCTGAATAGAGAAAGCCTCATCGTTAAATCTAATAGATCCGGTGTCCGGAACAAACAAACTCTCATTTGCAATCGTCCCAAGTTCTTCTTTCCCAAGGAGAGACAAAGAAATATCAAACCCACCCACAAAAGAGGGAGCAGCGGTGTCTTCCGTATAGATCACCATCCTGCCTAAAAGGTTCGAGCTGAACTTCAGCTGGCCCGTGGCCTCGATATACTCGACCTTGTTTGAGGGCAATGCCGCAGAAAAAGATTCGACCTTAGTAAGACTACCATCACCTGGCCGTAGGGAAAGTTCACCTACATCCAGAGTGAAAAGACCAAAATCATAATAATAGGAACCTGTATTTACCGCTGGGATTATTATCCCGTCCACAGCATTCCCTACCACCCACTCCTTCTGCCTATCCTGAGGGTCCACCCTCAAAGACAAAAGCCGACCCATCTCCAAAGCTCTGGCCACTTCGGAAACAAGACGATTCGAGGCTTGGTCTGGAACCGTATCCGGGGTCAAACCTAAAGAAGTCAACAAGCGGATAATAAAAGTTTCAGCACTCAGGTGCCTGAAATCCTCATAAACGACATCTGAAATCAAACTTGGATCGTAAACTGAAAGGGGATGACCCTCATAAATTTCCCAGAAAACCGGGAGGGTAGAAGAAACCAAAAAATTGGGAGAAACCTCCAAAGTTGTCGCATTAACAACAGACTGAATGATATAAGTACCTATGGCACTTCCCGACGGGATCTTGAGCTGATACCCTTCAGAAACTCCCGCAAGTGTAAAGTCCGCATCTGGGTCTACAAACTGATTATTGAAAGCTGTAAAAGACCCTCGATAACCCTGTAGGGTCAAACCACTAACCTGATTCGTCAGGGTAATCGTACCCGTCTGAGAATTCAGGATGAAGTCCTCATTTATTTCCTGCCTGACAAACGGACCTCCGTCATCACTCAACAGGAAACTGCTACCCATAGAGGGATAAAACCCCTCTTCAACAACGTTCCTCTGACCGAGATAAATAAAACTGGTGGGCCGAGATATCTGCTGGCTCTCAGAATGCTCGGAAAGCCAAGAGAACCTTTTATTTATCTCGAAAGAATACAGGACCTCCTCATAAGGATCCTGATCAATCTTATTATCCCCGTCCTGAACTCTGAAAAACAAATCCTCATCATACCCCGGAATATCCTTGAGAGGGATCGGATCCAAAAATACAAAATCAGACGGAGAGATGTTTTTTTGAAGGACTTCGTTCTCCAGGCGGCCAAAAACAGTAAAGTCGGCCACCTCTGAATCTTTCATTAAATTTGGGGACAACCCAAAAGAAACCCCACTATCAGAAATCCAATAACTGTCAGGATTTAAAGAATCAACCTGCCAACCAGGAACAAAACCCAAAGCTGAACACCCACTCAAATCAGGAACACTTAAGGAGCCAAACCCGATCTCAACCACACCGGACAAAGGATTATCAGCCTCAATAACCACATGCCCTGAAAAAGAATAAACCCTCCCAGGTCCTGTAACAATAGAGTCAATACTATCTGCAACTACCTCTGAGGAGTACGGAGAAGTTCCGGTTAGGGTACTGGAATCCCAAACGTAATCTACACCATTTAAGGCAAAGTATAATTTTTCGGTCCCATCTAGGTCGAAGAAATCATATCTTTTCGAGGCAATGCTAGCGACATTTGTATACAAAGAAGGGGTGAGGTAAGGTTGCTGATAATAAAGATCTAATCCGGATAATCTCGATCTTTCACTAGAGCTTATCTCCAAACGGCTGCCCGAGGAGCCGTTCACGTTCTCCTTTGTAACATAAACGGTATTGTCCGGAATCTTATACAGGAAGGTTGGGATGTCCGAGACACGGTCTACCACAACCAACTTTGTCAGTGGACCTTCTTTGGTGAAGATAAGTGGGCTACAGAGACCCACCACCTGCCGTATGAGGCCCGCGTAGGGGTCGGCGGGGTCATCTCCACCTGGGCGAACGGAAGCCACCCCAGACGTCGGAGAGGCTCCCGTACCATCATAGATGTTTTCGACCCCAGAAACCCCGAGTCCTCGGAAAGGATTTGCATTTGGAACATAAAATTCGTTGTTGGACCTGATTGGGGTAAAACTATCCGAATCCTGGAGAATGATGGGGGGTCTGGGAGGTTGCATCTCAAGGTTGAGGGCTACCCCATCATAAAACACTTGGTCGTTTAGATATCTTGGCTCAAACTCCACACTTTCAGGGTCACTTTTGAGAACATCCTGGATATTGAACTTTAACTTACCGGTAGAGAGGGCCACTCCGACCCGCCCCGAAGCAACAAACGTAGAGGACAGCAGGGATTCCGTTTTTACAATAATTGTATCCAGGTACCTTCTAGAACCTATCCGAAGCATAGGCCTCTCATAAAGGCGTGGTACCGGAACAATAAAGAGGGAGGAGTCTTTAGCGGTAAGAAAGTCTCCTACAACTCCGTTCTTATTCTCTTGGAAGGATCTGTAATTGTACCATATTGTTTGACCCGCATATTGGTCAACAAAAGCCGGATTCCATTGAATCAGAGAATTCGTCTGCCCGATCACAGCTGCTGGGGGAGGGCTCATGGCCCCAAAATCGAAGATCTCCTTTGAGGTGAAATCACTAACGACAAAAATCCCATCGAAAGGACCCGATAAATTTTTCCCCAAAGGAAGGCTAGTTGAGTCTGGGAAGGTTCCAAGACGGACCATGCACCAGGCATCTCCAGAGATGGCTCCAGGAAGGAAGGAGCCTGCCACAAGCCCGGTCACTTTAGGTTCTAATGTGTAAAGGGTACCCGGAGTCAACACCCCAACTTCGACTGGAGAATTTCCTTTTCGTAAAACCCAACTCTGACTTCTATCCGACCACGAGAAACGGGTGCTCAAAGAGTCATTCCGTGTCCACCAGAAAGTTTGAGGAGATATCACATAAGACATCTCTACAATGCTATCTCCCCGTAAATTTGACATCGAGGGAGGGTCCGTACCGAAAGGATCACAAACACTCTGAGTCAAAGCCGTATCAAGAAGCTGAATAAGGCCAGTCTCAGCATCCAAGACATCGAAATCAAACCCTTCGTAGATCTTCTTTTGTATCTGATTCGCCCCATTACGGATCGTCAGGGTCAGGACCTGGCTGATACTCCTCTCTTGGTTATCTCGAAGAACAAGATATTCCGACCCGTCCCTTCGGATATGTGTGCCTAACTCCTCGTCCGGGCTGTTTGCATCGACAACAGTATAAGAACCCTCCGGAATTGTAACGCTACCGTCTCCAAGAGACCAAGTAGGGTCATCTACACGGGTAAGGTTAGAGCTGTTCGCCGCCCAAACCATATATTCTACAGAATTCTCTTGCTCAAGGATCGCTGCTTTATATCTCTGCAATCCGATGTCGACTACGTCTGGATACGGGAGAGTATAACCAGTAGGGGGAGGCTTCACATCCCTGATGACTCCACTAACAGGGACTGAGGTGTCGGCGGAGTTGGAGGTCCCCGCTCGAGTTGGCTTCAAAACCGTACCTTGAAAAATGTTAGCCATTTAGAAAACCTTACTAAGCGGAGAGGTCCCGGCCGCTGAAGCGGAAGCTGTCGGAGTCCCGGCCACTGCACCAAAACCTTGGGCAGTCTGCAGGAGAAGTGCAATTCCGTTGCCTAATCCGGAGGCCACATTTCCTGCGGAGGCTCCGAAAGATCCAAAAGAAGAGATCATTGAGGAAATCATCAAAGATAATAAAGTAGCTGGATTCGAAACGGACACGATAGACGTATCCGTACCGACCGCCACCCCCACAGAGGGGCCAGTATATTGAGCCGAGGAAGAAAAAGAAGTCGAGATCCCAATAGCTACTGCTTTGGCAAGGCGAGGAGAAACCACCCCGGAAACCCCTTGCCCTGTGAGGGCTCCTTGAACTATCGACACATTAGGAGATACCGTAATCTTTCCCGTAACGATGCCTGCTCCGAGAACCCCAGAGGTGACCCCAGTAAGAGCAAAGTTTGCTGGAATCAGCGACCAGGTAAATACGGAAGTTCCGATGGCATTACACAACAGAGGGAAAGTTGGGCCGAGGAGGTCCGATCCGGCATTGAGAATAGCTGAAGATATGATTGTTGAAGATAAAGCCATGCATGTTTAACGCTTTTCTCTCAAAAGAAAGAATTTATATTTCTTTTCCCCGGCAACACCCCCCCTTGGGGGAGTAGAAAAACGTCTACCCATGGGTTAACATAGAGTAATTATCAGGTTGGAGGAAATCCTATGTCAAAAGATGACCCGGGCTTCCCATCCCATATGTGGAGAGGGGGGCCCCTGTAAGGGGGTCCAAGTCTGACCCACTCACTATACCGCCCTTCTTTCCGGGAGCCTGTAAATTAACTCCAGCTAATCCTGCGAGGGTTGCGGGACCTGAACTCCTCAGAGTGATGGACACTTGCCCACTGATCTCTGTAGTCCCTGCCAAGGCTTCCATTTTCACTGTTCCAACCTTAACCGAACCACTGAGACCTGTTGCCACATCCACAGAAAGAGAATTTACCCCAGCCCTTGCTTCCCAGGTTCCTGCAAGGGTCTCATAAGTGAGGTTTCCTATCAGGATCGAGGTGCTGTGGTCTCCAACCACAATGTTTTCCGTCCTGTCTCCCATCAAGACAAGATAATTGTCTACCGTCCCTACACCGACACCACTGATGACGGTATTCCTGTGAGGGCCACTAGTGGGCAAAAGATCCTTCGGGCCAAAATATGAATAATCAGCCTTACCCCCGACAGATTGGCTGTATACGCTCGAGTTTACCTCAATATTTTTCACTGCGTTCAAAGAAATTCCAGACATCGCTTGTAATCGATGAGTCTGGGCTTGGTGTTCAATTACCTCCGAACGCAGGTCAACTCTTTTCCCAGAACTGACAAGAACATTATTTTTACCGCCTATCTCCAAACTCGGTTGTGTAGAAGCCGAGTTTGAACGAAGATCCTTTGTTTGTTTTCCCTCCGTCGTGTCTCCGTCGGCGTAAATCCTCACCGCCCCTTTTGAGGAAAGGTTAAGGCTACGATTATCAACCTCATTCTTTCCTGAAATAGACCACTGGAAGCCTCCTGCTGCATTAACCTCAAAAACTCCTCCGGTATTAATCTTTACACCAGAAGAAAAATTAGCTTCAACGCAAAAAGCAGAGGTTTTCGGCCCACTCACAGACATCTTCACCCGACCGTCTTTGGTCACGGACCAAAAAGTAGGAGGTGTGTCTGCATTTACTGGGCTAACTCCGAAATAACTTGCGGCATGGTCGGATACAGGAGAACCTATCCCACTTTCCATGTCGGGAGCAGGGTCTCCCGCTTCCGTAAAAATCACTGGTTTTAGTGGGATTCCATATTTTTCTCTTCCGGCAGGGGTGAACGGGTCATTCCCTACAACGCTTCCATAAACAAGGGTAACAAAGGGGGAAGTTTTCCCGTTAAGGTTGGTTCCAGACAACTCTGCGGAAGGAAGCCTTTCCGCGTCAAAGTTATCTGTCTGCTCTGTTACTGGGAGCCTCCCATCAGAGGTGTGAGTAACTTCAATTCGATACTCAGTAAAGGATTCCGCATTTTCCTTCCCCCCTGTGAGACTATTTAGAGGAACGCCGTCTTCATCTGTGTTCACTGAAACTCGATAACCCGGCTTCCCCCCATAAGAAGCCCCCGAAGAGGTTTTCCCGTCATAAAGAAACCCATTTTGTGTAATGAAGAGACCCCTCCTCAAAAACACATATGGGTCTATGTCCCCATTGAAGAAAACTCCAGATAAATTTGATCCTGCCATATTTCCGGAATCTTCAATGCGATTGAAAACATCATTTGGGGATAGATATCCCACCTGATATTTAGGGTGTGGAATTTTCCTCAGACCCTCATCATCAAGGGGGGTTTTTGTCGTATAGTCTACTTGATAAGGGGTCTCCCAATAAGTTCCATCAGAGATCATTTGGGTTGGCAAAAGGGTGGCTTCCCTCTGAACCATTCCGGAATAAACACGAACTCCGGCCATTGCATGGAACTGTTGCAGAGTTCGGCAAACTAGAGCCTGGTCCTGGTCCCGAAGACGGATTTCATTGCATCGTCGATTTGAGAGAAGAACTCCCTCATCAAGAACCAAATCGGAACCTTGCCCAGAAGAGGCTACAATATTACCAGGCTCCATGTGTCGAAGCTTTCTTCGGGTCCTCTGAAAGACTCCTGCTGTGAAAGCCGAGTCTTTAGGATCCATAGAATATTCATCCGGGGCAAAGGGCTGCCCGGGAAGCCAGTCATAACCCATCCAAGGACCCGGAAGACACCAGCTAAGAATTACAGGAGTAGTCTCTCCACCAGTGGACTCTTGAGTGAGGTGACCTAAAACAGCCACATCTCCCACCATTGGCATAGCCCCTAGAAAAACCCGATCTCCGGCACCTGGAAAGGTAATCGGTACTGGTACCCTTTGAAACTCCTGGTCGGCCCCGGAAAGGATTCTCAGGGTAACCTTTGCCTCCTCATAATTCACCGACACTACTTTCCCGAGACAGAGATTCATTGAAGAGATGCCACTTGAGGACCTCTGGTCCCGGGCTTTCTTCCGATTCACCATCTCATGGATTACACCATAAGTGGCCTTATTAAAAAGAGGACGAGGCATTAGACTTTCTCCTTGGCAGCATCAAAGGCAGCAATAGCCTCCTCCAACCCACTATCACTGACCACATGGTCCGCTAACTTTTTGAGATCTCCGAAAGCTGTAGAAACATCTTGTTTTCTTTTATTAAGCTCAGAAGTGGTGCTGGGAAATAGATTTGTTGTTTGACCTCCCATAGCTTTCTGGCTTTTGTCCCATCCGACAGACTTTTGGTTTACGAGATTACTAATGGCCCCAGTCACCTGGTCTAAATCTTCCGTGTGTACAATCTGAGTGAAGTTTTCTGAATTGAAAGCCTCGCTCAGGAGTATGTCTGCTTCCGTAGCTCGGCAATTACAGATGGGTTTATTCACATGCAACTGAAGGTCTGCCAACTGGTAAGCAGCATTATTAACAGAGAGTTTGAAATCTTGGTCATTAGAAGCTGCAATCCAATTAGCGAACCCCACTGAGGTTTTCTTACCCTTAGACTCATCCATAAAACCTCGTACTAATTCAAGTACCTCATTGGGGGTTCCAGGATTGTTAAGAATCCCACTCATAAGTTTCTGCTCAATCTCGGCAGCGGCCTTCTGGATAGGAGTCACTAATTCCTCATCATCTCCAGTGCTTGTATCTCTAGCGTCTCCGGTCAAAATTTTGATAAACTCTTCTACGTCAGAGGGGTTCGCAAAAGAGAGGGGGTCTTTCAGGGCCAACTGATCATATGAGGAACCTGGAGCAATATCTATATCTCTTCCATACTGATACGACCCAATAACCTCATATCCTTTTCGGTCACTCACGGGGAAAACGGGAGAGGCAAAAATCTTCTTTCCTTTCCCCACTACCTTTTCAACTTTATCCGACTTCATCTTAAAAGATTTACCGAAAAGAGCTTTACCAATTCCCTTAAAATCCGCCTCAATCTGAGTCGTAGCAGTCACCAAATTACTCTGTTCGCCTACGGTCCCCGCCAAAACTTCCTGCTTTAACTCTATCCATTTTTCCCGAAGGGCCGTATTTACTGTCACATACAGAAGGTTTACAAAGAAGGTACGAAGAACCTCTGTAATTTCTTTATCCGTAGATGACTCGGAAAAAGAAGGGGTGAGCCTCAAATCTATGAGAATATCTTCTTGATCCGTAGCATAAGGACTCCCTAAAAATACAACTTCCGTTGGGAATTCCACTTTTTCATAAAACTCTGGCCATCCTACTGTTCCCTTAATAAATTTCTCCCAATCCTCTTTATAAAAATACTCCAGGCTAGTTCCACCCTTTTTAGCTTTAGTATTAATTGCCTTATTGACTACCTCAAAAGTTCCCTCCCCCAGACCAGTGAAATTCTCCCCAAAGTTATAAGCTGTTTGGGCCTGGCTCAAGTCCAACTGGTGAGTTGTAAAAACCATACTCTTTATTTCAGAAGTCGGCAAGATATCTGGAATTCTTCTGGTCTTCTCCTTACCATCCTTGTCAACAAAAGATTCTTTTTGAGAAGTTAAAAGAGCCAAGCCATTATAAACTGTAATCTTCCCTAACTCTGCCTCTGGAAAAACCCCGTCAGGACCTCTTGTCGGAGTGGGGACGAATCCTACAGTATCACGATACTGTTCCCGCACCCTGGCTGGGGGCTCTACCAAAGCTCCCGCTTTGAGGTCTGCCCTCAGAATACCAGGACCTTGAAATTTCGGGTCCGGGTGGGAGCAAGAAAAATATTGATAGGCTCCAGGCAATTCTGTATTTGTAAAGGCTGCTTTTTTGTCGCTGAGGAGGTCCAGGTAGGAAGCAGTAGAGTTCGGAGCCGGATAATCAGACTGATCCTGGATATATCCAAGCATTAAGTTCTTGAACAGGTCTAAAATTCCTTGAATTTGCTCATCATTTTTATATTTATCTTGGATAGCGGATTCGGCTTGGGTCACCTGATTTCTCAGGCTCTCTATTTGTCGTTCTACCGAACTGATTTTATTGTTTATGGCCTCCGTATTTTTTTTCTGGGCATTCAACTTCTTTCTTTTCTCTATCAGATTCTGAAGATTTGAGGTTATCTCTAGGATAACCTTTTCATAAGTTTGTGCAACCGAAGCCCTTTGTTCCCGTGCCGCTGCAAGGAGGTTTGCACCGGCCGCAAAGGTTTCAAAATTAAGTCTTTGGAACCCTTCTGGGACCCCATTCGAAGCAGCGTCAGTATTTACCTCACCTTCTTTAGCCTCCGTCCCCAGGGGGTCTGGTTTAACTTCCGAGGTGGGGTCTATCTTCATCAAAAAGGGGCCCTTCTCCGGCGTCCCACTGTTATTATAGTCCACATAGATAAGATTAGTTTCTAAAGCAATCTTTATGAGGTTCCTTACAACCAAAGGATTGCTTAAATCTTTCAAATCTGCCCCGGTAACAAAATGGAGAGGATTAACTCCATAAGGGTTCAGGGCTAAAACCACATTTGGGAATCCAGAAAGTCTAGGATGTCCCTCTTTATCAATAATCTTCAAAGGTTTTTTGGGGAGATACATCTGAGAAAGATCAATTGCGCCGATTCCTCTCTTTTTAGAATATCCCGGGGCATAGAACTTTGGTCTCTTTGCCACTAAATTCAGACTTGTGGTACAGGAACCCCCGAAACTCCAGGAATGAGACATGTTTTGGAGGTAATAAAAACAATCGATCCCAACTACATAAACTGGAAATCCAGGCCTTAACTCAGGTCTTAAAAGAATTGAGATCTCAGCGGAACGTGTTGGGGCATTCAAGATATCCATTCTGTTCATTGCCGCATAAAACATAGTCCTTGGATTATTATGATAGGTAGACTCAAAACTTTCCGGACGCCACCCAAACTGAGCCACCAGTCGATAATCCACATACTGACCTCTAGTTCCCCACTCTCCCTCCAGACCCCCAATCTGATAGTTACGGAACTGGCCTCCAGTAAAGGTCATATATGTGCAAACAGGTTCCTTATCATGTTCCGCGATTGAGATAACATCAATTTCTTCGATCCTGTACACTCGACTAGAAGACGTGTCCAAATTATAAAGGGGGGGTTTAAAAACAAAATCTCCGTCTACATCCTGGTAAAACTCATATCCTGTTGTTTGGCAAACCTGTTGCGCCACATCTAATTTGGACTGATATGTGGACTCCCAAAAATTAACCTGTCCCAATTCCCCTAATTTCTGTGCATAAGGCTCGAGATCAAAAACATTAATGTCCGTTGCCGAATTAGAGTCTACCCCTTCAATTTCAGCTGAGGTTCCTGAAACATTAGAACCAAAAGTTGCCTTAACAATGGTCTCCCCTGTAGTCGGATGTTTTGTAGTCTTTGTCAGCCCCAAAGCTCTTGAGGCTGAGAAAATGTCAAACTTTAACGTTTCACTTGCACTTCTTGTGGCTTTGAAATGCGTCAAAATACTTTGCACACGACTCCCGCTCAAACGCCCCAAAAAAATTCCCTGAGCCGCACTGTAAACCTGACCGCTAGCTCCATGCATCCTCAAGTGAATCATCCTGGTCTGGAATCTTCTTTTCCAATACTCAAGGTTCAAAGAGAAAAGACTTTGGTCTCCTACTGAGGAATTAGCATCAACATTCGTCTTTTGATCAATCGCAAAACCCACACCACCAGCAGCTCCCGCCACATCATGGAATAAGGTATAAATGATCGAGTAAGGAGTCCATCCAGTAAACTGATGCCCTACAAGATTACTCTTGAGCTTAGAGTTAGCTGGTCTCGGCCCAAAAGCAGAAGCATTCTGGCTGACATTATGATATTGCCAGAAATACATCATACTATTACACTGAACCGTATAACTTTGAAGGCCCCCTTGTTTAGAGACATCTACTCCGGTCACCACCCCATGAAAAACATGATAATACGGGTAGGTCATAATCTGGGAAATGTCCAGATTTCCAACATCCTCCTCGAGTTCCACTCCCTGAAACTGACCCTGAACCGGGAAATATCCCCTCATATAAATATGAACTTCCAACCCGGCCCTTAAAAGGTACTGACCATCCCTCCCCATCCCGTCCGCCGTATGGATAGGAATTGCCAGGGAAAGGTTAGCAGAAGCTGAGCCAGCATCCACACCAGACTCCACACTGACCTGGATAATATATTTCTGCATCTCAATGCGGCCGGAACAACTCGAGCATCCGGGAATTGAAGTGTCCCCATTAAAATAAACCAGACAATCAGGGGAATGTTGAACCAGTTTTGTCTGATTCAAATTCCAACTACCCGCATAAGGACGATGCTCAACACCCATTACGTAACCCCATCAAACAACGTCGTAAATTTTAATGTTACGAGTCTCAACCGGTTCCTGTTGATAAGCCTCTGCTTGCGCCATGCTCCCAGAAATTTGGTCAATGGAAACCCCCCCCTCTGGAAAAGTGCCTCCATTAATCGGATCCCAATAAACAACAGGCTCCTCTTCCTGAGAGTCCTCCGGAACTTCTACTCCGAGGCTGCTAGGAGGTACCGACACCACACCCCCAGGCAAGGAAGCTTCCGGGATTAGGGGGGGAGGGGAGGTTGCAGTGCCCCCCGAAAAAAAGGTGGAAGAAAACTCTGACAATGTTTCACTGCGACCGGTTTGGAGAAGACGACCCCCATTAGGGTTAGCCATCTCTTGAACCACCTCAACAGGTTGGGACGTATCGTACATCTGGCTTACAGTGAACTCGAAATCAAATTGGACTCGACCATTCTGAGTCTCCTTCTGGTCAAACCCATAATTGAAGTTTTCCATATGCCCTATGTAGACCCACCCATCATACTCAATCGACAAAGCACCTACAAAAAGAGGAGACTTTGACCCAAAAACAGAATCAAAAATATATCCATTGTTTTTATACATCGTAAATAGATTCATCAAATTCTGATAAGCAGCACTATCTCTCTTACAAGCAAACTGAACCCCAGAGGGAGACTTTGTCCGTGTATGCTCTTCATCAGAGGCTCCGGCCCCTGCTATAAAAGCCCCGGTTTGTCCGGAAATACTCAATTTTGGCTGCTGTTCTCCCCAGGCTTCATATATATATCCCATACGTGTGTGATTAGTAAGTTGCTGAATCTTCTCGTAACTGATGCTTAAAGAAAGTGGGTTTACGAGAAGAGTCAGTGCAGGTGTCTTGAGAATAGCATCAAGCTGTAAAGCAACATCTGCTGCAACAACACGGTCCGCAAGAGCGGGTTCCGTAACCCCACCTGCCAAACTTTTCTTTCCGAGAGCCACAAAAGATTCAACTTTACTCCGGGCATCCAACCCCCAAGAGTCTCCGGCCCCAAGATTCTGTAGGATTCCCCTAGTACGGGCATCCTTAGCCTCCTGCCAACTATCATAATAGTGTGAGGCGACGTCTAAGGTCTGAATATTTTTGATTGTATATGGTAAAGGACCGTACCCACGAGATTGAAGGGGACCCTCTCCCTCACCGACACCCAAACCCGCCTCATCAGACACCCTCTCTACTTGTGCTGCCACCCCCACAGCCACCTGATTCTCGTTCGCCTCATCCGTAGGGGAACGAGCTGAAAAACCATCCACAAAATCTTCTGATTTTAATCTAATACCATGAAGAACAGCACCTGCCCCAGTAAAAGGACGGGTACGTTTCCCTACTCCATCATATTTATTTCCATCAGGAAATTCTCCTGACGTGTTCCCCTCAATGGTCCTCACAGAGGTTGGGTAATTCGCATCCTCTATAGCTAGCCCGATATGTGTTGGAGGACCCGGAGAAGTCCCAATAAGAAGAATATCTCCAGATTTGATGTCTGAAGGAGAGACTAATCTCCCTGTTTTATCCGCCCAGTTCTTGGATCCACTAGCAGAATATAACCTCTTTTTAATATCCGGCTTTAGTCCTGCTGCCCCATAACAGTAAACAACAAAAAACCCGCACCATTCCTGAGCACCGTTTTCGTTAGCTACGGTATCACAAGTGTACAGCTTTGAGCCCGTTAGTCCGGCACCTTGGGGGCTTCTGATATACCCATCAATTCTTAAAGTCGACGGAGAAGGACAATTCCCCGCGGAATTTCCATTTGTACACTTACACGTGGCATCATGGACAGATTCTTCCCATTCCTTTGTGGCCTCTCGTACTGCAATCGAAGCAGCATCATTCGTCTCAATGTCCTCCTCAAAACTTGCGTTGCCACCGGCCCCCAGATTGTAATCCTGTGAAAGCAAACTATCAATTTCGCTTTCATCAATACCAAAAGCGAACAGAAATAAATCAAGGGCACCTTGACCTATTTGCCTTAATTTGTCACCGATCCCTGAAAAAATAGAATCCTGTTCCGGAAGATTCCCATAAACTATTGGGGGAACTAGAGAAATTTTAAAAGGGGAGTAGGCCCGAAGATCTTCTCTGACCCCACTTATGGGAATATTTTCCTGAAGCTCATAATTCCTATCAAGCCCACCCAAAAGGGAATATTCATTTGGAGAATGAATACGAGTTGGGTCATAAACGGGGCGACCGGGAATGTTTGCTATAGGAAAAGTTTCTTTTGTTGAAGCCATTTAAGATCCATTCTCCTTCTGGAAAGCCTTTGGACCAATCTCTTGAAGCCTTTTCACCTCTTCGGAGTTATTCAGTCTTCTCCCCCAGAGAAGACTGAATGTCTTCTCCCCTTTCTTTAACGTCCTTGAACAGTTGCAGAGTGGCCTCTTCTTTTTCAGTATTCTCCATCCCCAGAGAAGTTTTATCAGGTTCAGGGTAATAATCTTCCTCAAAAGATTCGGAAGAAGGATTAATATCCCCAATCTTCTTGAAATTTTTAATTTCCTCTTCCAATTTCGATTCATATGAGAAATCAGTATTCACAGTGGAAATTTCTTCCTCCTGGAACTCGAAAGTTTTTCTTGTCGGGTCCTGGCTTGAGGAGGCGCCTCCCGGAAGTATTGTAGTCCTTAAAGTCACCTTTTCACTATCTATAATAAAATTGGCGGACAAGGTGAATTGATAGGGGGACTCTGCCTCTTCAGAAACGGAAAAACTTTGGAACCACCCATACCAAGTATGCCCATCAAACCAGATTTTGATGATCCCATCAAAAACGATTCTCCCATGATAGTCATAAATATGCCCATTATTATGAAACAGGGCAAGTATATCCAAATATTTATCGTAAGCAATTGTTTCCCGTCGGGTACCCCCGACATCGATTCCCCCACCGGTAATATTCGTGAGACCCGTATAGAGTCTCATAAACCCACCCGTAGCCATCTCGAACGCAATGGTTTCGGTACCATCTCCGAAATGCTGTTCTACAAATCCTCCCTCTGTATGAATCCTCTCGATGACCTTCGAATGAGACATCTTCATAGATGTCGGATTCACATGCAGGACCATTTTTAAATGGTCTGGAAGAATGCTAGTTTCATGGTCAGGGGCCAAGATGTCGAAAACAACCGGCCTTACCCCCCTCCCTGAAAACTCATCTTCAGGAGATGTAAAAGCACTTCTAAATACAGGGATCGTTCCGGCCATGGGGTTCCCCTTTGAAAATAACCCTCCCCTTATCATACAAGAGTATAGCCGGATATTTAATCCCTAAGTTTTTAGATCATCTTTAACTCCGAAAGAACCCGCTTAACCACTTGGTATACTTTCGCCTCGTCCCCATAAATATTTATGTTTACTGCCCCTCCACCACCTCCTCCGAGGAGTTTCTCTATGGGACCACCGGACTTAGCTCCGAAAAGCTCATCATTAGGACTAAAGCTCACAGGTGCCTGGCCGGGCCTCCAAATGAAATCCTTAAGGGAGGGACCTCTAAGGGCGGCTGCCTCCTTCGCAGCCTTCGCATCCCTCTCCCTATTGGCCCCCTCCCTCGCCTCGGCGTCTCTAGCCCGGGCTCTGTCCTTCTCCTTGGCAGCGGCGTTCGCCTCAGAGGCAGACCTCTCATCGGTCACTTCGGGGCTTCCCTCAAGGGAAGCCGAACGACTCCTACCTCCCCCGGTAACCATATTAAGAAACTCTGGATAAGCTTTCAGCTCTTCGAGCCAAATCGGATCTGAACTCGCCATCTCAACAGCTGTTCTAACCTTAGCGCCCTCCGCCCCCTTCATAAACTTTTTCTGGGCTTTTGGGTCTGCCAATGCAGCTGCCATATCATCGGACATTTCGGAGATCTGCTCCGGACTAAATCCTAGCATACTAAGAAATGCATCTGCATCTCCTTGTTTTTCCTTTTTCCATAACTCTTCCGCTATTTGAATAGCCTGCTTTGAAGCTAATTGCTCCTCAAATTTCTTCTTCTTATTCTGCAACTCCTCTAATTTTCTTTGCTCTTCTACAAACAGGTCACTATCCTGAGTGAGAGCTGCCGAATCTACTCTCTCCTGCTGAGCTGCAATGTCTTCATCAGTCTTGGTTATGCCTTCTCCTAAAAACTTGATGTTTGAATCAAGGGAGTCCTTTAAAAAATCGGACATATATTTAGCCATAAATTTCGGCAGATCCTCCGAAGAAACTCCCTCTTCACTTGCCTGTAATAACCCCCTACCCTCTGCCTGGCTTACGGCAGAATTACTAATGACATCTGCACCAATTCCAGTCTCTCCCCTTGCTTGAGCGGTAGCAGCTCCTGCAACCGTCCATTTCCCCCCATCATTCTGGCTCCGGAAAATCTCATCAATAAGAGCTTTTCTCTCATTATCCGTCTCTGCTAAAGCAATTTTATTTCTATCTTCCCCGGAAAAATGCTTAATACTATCATATTTTTTCTTCTCCTCTCCGGACATTGAAGACACTGCCGTATCCCAAAGAGCGAGCATCTCTTGTCCTTGAAAACCCTCCCATCCAGTTTCTGCAAGAGAAACCTGAATCCCTCCTCCAGTTAAATTTTGGACCCCGGACAGCTGGCCAGCTAAGGCTCTCCCATGACTTGAGTATGTTTCTTTCCTTTTTTGAGCCGCCTCTAACTCCTTCTCTTTAGCCTTATAAGCAGCCTCCTCCGCAGGCGTTCCTTTGCCCATCCCTCTCAATTCTGAGGAGAGAGTTTGGACCTCCTTTTCTGCGGAGGTTTCTTTTACTTTCATGGCTTGAATTTCTGTTCTTTTTTTCTCCAGGAAAGCTGCTTTTTCCCTCTCCTCTTCTTCCGTCAAAGTATCTCTATTTTGGTCTGCAAATCCCAGATCACCATCATATCCCAAAGGACCTAAGACAGCCGACTTGAAATTTTTCGAAAGTCTTGCCGCAGTTCCCTTACCTCCGAAACGATCCACAAGATCGATAATACCTTCCACCGCCATACTAAGGAAACCTTTTATCCCATCCCAAACAATTCCCATACCATCCCATATGGGCTTCATCCAAGAATACATATCCCTCATCAAGGCCTCAATTCCGATCTTCAAGGTGTCCGCGATATCCTTTGTATTTTCAACTATTTGTTTTGAAACATCAAGCTGTTGGGACTGCTTATCTAGGGAGACCTTTTCCAGCTCCGCACCATTCGTCATCATATAATCGAGGACTTTATTCATAGTGCCCCCTTCCTGAACATCTCCATTTTCATCTATAGTCGTAGAAACAATGTCCCCATTATCCTTTACCATCCCCCCCATACTCTTTGCATTCTGATCCTGTCGCGACTTGAGTTCTTCGAGTTCTTTTTTAGCTTCCTCCCCACGAGGACCTTCCAGTTTCGCCAGCTCCGTCAACTCCTTCATCCGAGCGGACTCTTTCTGAAGAATGTCAAAGTTACCCTCTAACCTTAAAGAAACCTCTCGAAGCCTTTTTGCCTGTTCGGCTCCATAAGTCTCCTCCATAAGAGCCCGAGTTTCAAATTTATCCATAGCCTCAGCCATGGATTTCCCCCCTACGAGCTTTTGCATACCGGTCAATTCAAGAGCCAGCTCCTGTCCAGCAGAAACCGCATCCATAGCCATTGCAAGGTCTTTTGCACTACCAGACATCGCTCCGGAGATCTGAGCCGCAGCCATTAATTCCTCTGCTGCCGCAGTTCCTTTATCCCCCCCGCCTAGATCCCTCTGAAGACCCTGTACCAGCATACCCTCTTGTTTAGTTGTCAACTTTGACAACTGCTTCATAATCTCCTCAGAACCCTTCGACCAATCTATTTTAACCCCAACTCTATCACTTGAAGATTGAAGTGCATGCCCATATTTTTTCTTGAGGTCCTCCACTCTCCCGACGCCTCCGATACCTTCTTTACCTACCAGAATTTCCTTGGTGAGCCCCGCCCCTCTCTTCTTCACATCGGTAAATCTATCCTTAATTCCCATCTTTTCATATTTACCCGAGATAGCCTGCAGGAAAGCTGAGGCTCTTCCAGGATCCATAACTTTAGACAACTTCAATAAAAGGGCAGCGGTTTCAGACATTCGAACATTATAGCTAGCTAACCCAGACGTCACATTTAGGACCATAGAATAGAAATTCTTCACCCCATAAGTAGACTGGCGAGCCGCTTCAAAAATACTCCCAAACTGCTCCTTCACTTCATCAAGACTCATTCCCCATTCGGTCATCATCTTAGATTGAGTGGCGACCATCTCCGGAGCGGCTACTGAAAATAAATTCGCATAAGTCAGAGCCGTCTCCATATTCTCCTGAATAGACCCGATAGAAGAACTTGTTCCGTCAGCGTTATTGGAAAACTTTTTGAAAGCCATATTGCCTTGATTAAAGGCACCCACTAACTGCATTTGAGCTTCAGCAGTAAGATTCCACGTTTGACGGAATTCTTCCGCCTTACCCCCGGCCCCTCCCGTTAAAGCCGTCACTCTATTGAGGGAGTCCTCGAAATCCATATAATTCCCAGCAAGGTCGGCTGCAGTAACCCCGCTTTGAATTAAAGTCTTGTTCAACCCCTTTGTGTGGGAATCTACAGCCATCACAATTCCTGCGACGGCTGTAAATCCGGCAACAACTCCACCCAGACCAGCCAACAGGGGGCCCATGCTGGACATCATGTCCCCCATCATATTGGCTCCCTTCGCACGTATTCCCGTTCCTCCTGCGAACTTCTCCTGAAGACGGGCCCCTCTCATAGCCAGAGCTTTTCCGCCTCCCTTAAAAATATCCGCAAACATGCCGATATTCTGAGACTTCAAATCATTGAACATACTGGCGGCATTCCTACCAAGACTCTCTACATGTTCAGAGCCCTTCTTTTGCCTAATTTTGTGGTAATCTGAAAGGTTCTGCTTCCTTGTTTCCAGCAACTTTTTTTCGTGACCTAATAGGTCCGAAATATTACGGCCCTCTTTCCGCATTATATGTTTCTGAAATTCTATCTTTTTCTTATACTTTTCCTTATCATCCTCACTCTCCGACTTCTTCAACTTAGCTCGATATTTATCGAGTTTTTTCTCTGTCGCCTCCATCTTTGCATACTGTTTATCAAACTTCTTCTCTATCTTCTCAAATTTAAAAGGATTCAGACCAAGACGAGAAGAAGTCTTCTTCAAGTCATCGAACATTTTCTTAAACGAACTAACTCCAAGCTTCGGGATCTCCCCGAACTCCTCATCTATTACGTTTCCTAAGCCTTTGAGTTCCTTTCCTGCGGCCCTTCTGAATTTCAGAATAGAAGCCAGAGACTCTTTCAAATTAGTCTCTATAATCATCTGAGCTTTCAAAGTGGACTCAGACATTAGGATCTCCTCGTTTCATTTTGCTGGATCTCTCTTCAATCTGGCTCTGGAGAGATCCCTTAAAAGGTTTTGGGTCCTGTTCCACCCACCCTTTATAAATATAGGAACTTCCTTCAGGGTCAATAATTCGGGAACCTTTGGGTTTACCTTGTAATATTTCTTTCAACTGCTCTTCTGAATAACCGACCAGACGAAGAGGCTTCTCGGGGTCCAAAGTTTCCATGTGTTGTTTATGTGCTTCGAGTACAATTTGTCTCTGTTTTTCTCTCTTGGCTTTCCTTTCTTCCCAGGCTTTTCTTATCTCATCTTTATAAGACTTAACAGTTTGATCATGATCATCCATCTCTCCCTTAACCCACCTACGGAACTCATCCTGAAGAGTCCCATAATCTTTAACCTCACTTTTCCTTTTTGGACGCTTAAACCCGCTTTCTTCAAGAACTCCTATTTTTTTATAGTAAAACTCATCTTTCAGGACTCTATTTTCAGACTCCTGTTTCTTTCCCCTTTCCTTTTCCTGAGAAGACCAACTATTAGAGGAACTCTTCGAGAGATGGGGAGCAAGCATACTTTTTACATAAGACCATTCCCTCAAAAGTTGATCTTCTTCATCCTTCCTCGAGTTGTAATAAACCCATAACTTTTGGACCGTGTTCAGCTCACGATGAGGGTGTAGAGATCTTCCAAAAATACTCTCCTGATATTTACCATCAAATTGACGCCATAAAATCCTTGAAGGATCTTCAACGGAAAATATCTTAACTACATCACAACTATCCTTAACTCGTGTTATAAGTCCCCGAAGAACCCCAAAAAAACAAGAAAGAATATTTGGCTGAAGATTTTGATAACAGTCAAAAACTCTCCGACTAGAATTTATGTCAGTAAGAACATGATGATCTATGGTCCATGTACATAAAGATAAAAATCTACATAACCAAACTTTATTTTCGTCTTCTGTTTGTTCCGCTAACAGATAATCTGACGGACTCGGAGACCGAAAAACAATATTGATCCCATTTACCTTAACCTTTTGAGTTAAGAAACCCGGATCCAACAATTTTAAAGTGTCTTTATAAAACTGTTCTCTTTGTGAATAGGCAGTATGTGGTAATCGTACTGGACTCATTTAGATCCCCACACTCCTTGCCTAAAAAAACCTCACTACTCATCTTTTTGGGGGAACCCAATTTGGGTTCTCGGAAGCTTTAGAGACCTTATCCATATGTTCTTTATCATTATCAGATAACTTCTTTTTTCCTCTCTCTGAAGGTCCTCCGAGAATCTGAGGAGGCACCTCAAACATTTCTATTTCATTTGCAATTTGACTCGCACTCAAATGTGGTGGTTTTCTCCCTGCTACTGGAGTTGGAATCGGGTCGGTCCCGGAATTCCTAAAACTCCTGACAGCAGTTCCCTCAATCCGTTTTTCCTCCAAATTTGCCCTTCTTCTCTGCATCCTTTCCGGCTGAGGCTGCTGTACCGGCTGAGGCTGCTGTACCGGCTGAGGCTGCTGTACCGACTGAGGCTGCTGTACCGGCTGAGGCTGCTGCACCGGCTGAGGCTGCTGCACCGGCTGGGGTTGCTGCACCGGCTGAGGTTGCTGCACCGGCTGAGGTTGCTGCACCGGCTGAGGTTGCTGCACCAGCTGAGGTTGCTGCACCGGCTGATGCTGCCCAGGTCTCGGGGATAAGGAACGTCGTGGAGGAACCATCCTCATAGGAGGTTGCAAAGGGGCCAGAGAGGAAATTTTTTCTTGATACTCGGAAAGAGGTTCCTTCTCATCTAGAGTTTGGCCTAGAGTCCTTATTTCCCTCTTTTCTTCGAGATCAATCTTACCCACTTCAATCTGCTCTCTCTCACCATCTATGAGCCCTTTAATAAAATGATCCTTTTCATCAATCGCCTGTTTATCTCTTTTTTCCCTCAATTTTTTAAGATCTTTGATCTTCTTCTCCAACCTTTCTATTTCGAGTTCTATACTTGAAGGCTCAAACTCAATTGCCTTCTCAGCAGCAATCTCCAGTTGTTCAAGAATCTCCCCATACTTCATGAAACATCGACTTAAAAAAGGTCTCGACCAACCTTTCAACAACTCTTTTAAAACTTCTACTCTTGGTCTTTTTATTTCTTTACCGTTCTTTAATACTTCTCCAATTGATATAAAATCGACACCCCTCAGATCCTTGTCCCCAATCTGAACCAAGGCATAGGCTAAAGTAGACACTTTAAACCTATGAAACATATCATGAATAACGGCTTGGCTTTCCACCCCTTCAGATAAGGGTTCTTGAGAATATCGGAAGACTTCAACTTCTTCTTCATCCGACAAATGACGAAAAGAAATCGTCAAACCATTCACTTCAAAAGACACTTCTCGACAGCCAATATCCGAAACCTTATCAAGGGCTTCCTGAAGAGATTTAATATCTAACATGTTTTTTCTCCTACAACAAAAATAACTCCGAGTAAACTATACCACTTGTTAGAAATAACTTGTAAAAAAGAAAAGGGCGAACCCGTCGGGTTCGCCCTTTTCCAAAATCACTCAATTATTCAGACTACGGACTAACAGGATCAAACCTGATGGAACCACTCTGAATAGTGGGGTCATTACCGGTAGCCATGAATTCGCCGTACACTGAACCTAAATCATGGACATCAGAAACAGTCACTCCACCTGATTCCATGATCTGCCCCTCATCCTTCGACAGGGTGAAGTTATAATCATTGAACCAACAAGCCTCGTAAATAGTAACGACTGCTGTATGGCCTCGGGTTGAGTAATTATTAGCTTTATCTAACACCGTAGTAGGAAATTCGATAGCCTTAACACCACCATCCCAGTCTTTTCCCGTCTTACCGATATTTTGGACCCCTAGATCCATATCTGCAAGCGTGCTAAAAACCAACTGCTGCTCAATATCAAACGGCCACCTGTGATGACTCAGAGCCCTCACAGGACCATTGAGACCACTACCATACCCGGTAGCGGAAAACATATCGCTCAGGTAAAGCATCGCCCTCTCGAAGGAGGCCGTGATAACCGCAGAAACCGAAGGCACCAGCTCAGCAACCTTGTCACCGAAACCAATACCGCGAACTTCCGTGACATCCCTCGAGTGAGTCGGATTAAAGGATCCGACAACACCAATCTGACTCAACCCCTCGGTACTTCCATACGCAGGGGTCAGAAGACGAACCTTCTGGGATACCGCCGTCCGAGTATTCGGGGAGGTACCGAAGTCATAAATATAAGAAGTACCCTGTACTCCATTTTGAGGATTCAGATCCTGATTAGTAGCCATTCCTTACCCCCGAAAACAAAAGGCCCTTTCTCCTATAACTGGAGCGCTTATAGCCGAATTATCAATCCGACTATAAGTCAAAGGGAAAAGACAAAATTTTTGAGACCCCTGCTACATTAGCAAAAGTGCAACAACAAGAGACTCCTGTGAAGTAACTCGAACCCCACAAGGAAATGTCAAAACGAGCTTGAAGATCCCAAAGAGGTTTCGGGTCCTCCCTATCTTTAAGACAAATAATCGGAAAAACGAAATCGTTGTTTTCCCCGAACAAAAAAGACACCTCTGTAGAAAAATCCTCTCGAAGACCCCAATTAAAGGTTTGAGACATCTCATAAGGCCAAATAAACCCTATAAGTTTTCCGAAAAGAGACTTCTGGTCCCTCAAAAACCCTGGGAGGAGCGGGGAGAATTTTAGTTGTGGTTCCATAAAATTCTCCTTTTCATCGGAGACTTTCAAGAAATCACTCAAATCCACAAAAACAGCTCGAGACCTTTGCATGGCCTACTCCTCCACACAATTTAGAACTCTGATTCTACATAGGAGTGTAAGTCCACATCTTTTTTTATTTTAGATCAACTTCTGAAAAAAATCCAAATATTTTTAAGATATCTTTTTCGTCAAGGTTAAACCACTCCCCCCTCACATGTTTCTCTCGAAAAAGACCATGGAGAATAGTTTCTTCTTTCTCTCCCCCCGGAAAACTCGCTAACAGATAAAGTTCTCTGGAGGAACCTATTTGTAAAACTTTCAATCGATAATTTGGATTGAAAGAAATCCCAATCTTAACTGCATCGCCATCTCCGATCAGGTACACCCGCGAAAGATCCCCCTTATCCAAATATTCCCAATCATCTGGGTCTCGAAGAGACAAAGAGAAAAATAAATTACCCTTCCTCAAAAAATACTCTAAAAGAGTTGTATAAAAGGTATTTCTCCCAATTCTGGATAACCTCAGATCCGGAACCCAATCACTAAAAGCATCCCATAACTCAGACTGAGTACAGCGGAGCCCTTCCTCCACGTAACAACAGGAGTCAATAAAGATTAAAGTGAGGTTGGAAATACGCAAAAAAGCCCCTTACCAAGCGACATCTTAATATACATCGCAAGATAAGGGGCTTTTCAATTTTTCTTTAAGAACCCAGTCAGGTGTCTTTCCAGAGGGGGGTCTGGTTCGACTCAACCGTAATCTTCACCCACTTCATGTCAATGTTAGGGCAAAGCTTCTGAAGAGCATCGCGGAGATCCTCCTCGGAGATTCCCTCACGGACTTCGATCTTGATCGAATCATGGAGCATCCCCGCCTCGTAAAGAAGATCAATGCTCTTCTCCCGAGCGGCCTTCGCTTCACCCTTCTCCGGGTTTCGCTCCGGATCACCTAGAGCCCTCAGCTTGTCGATCCTTCGAGCCTGACGATCGCTCAAGGCTTTGATGTGAGTCATATTATCCCTTCAAACCGTTAATGAAAGGAATCCTTTCATTAGTCCTGAAAAACATTTGCTTGTAAACCTTTCCACTCCGAATAGCATTCCAAGCCTTGATCGTCATCCCGACCTGTTGCGCCATCGAAATCTTAGTCCCCCTCACCCTCTGAGCCCTCAACCTCATTTTCTCCAGGGACATTCGGAGACGATAGATCGGGTCACTCTCCCCACTGTACCCGTAACCGTTCACGAGAATCTTAAAAAATGTGTCTGCCGCTTCCTGGTCTACAGGGGCAAACAAAAAATGAAGGGCACGGAAAGTCGACACAGGAGCCGCGATCGTTCCATTAGGAATTGCCTTCATAGCATTACGGAAACCATTATAGTTCTCATCTGCCCACTTGATCGCTTCCCGAGAGTCCACCTGCGAATTGCGCCTACGAAAACATTGATGTCCATCATAGTCAGGAATCTGACCAATAGCTGCCTGGATCTCGACAAACTTGGAATACATGGAAGCCATTTCTCGAGAATAACGGACCCCCGCAGCAGACAGGATATCGGCCAGGTCTCTCTCCTTACCACGATCCAAGAAAGGAAAGTTCTCAAGAGCCACATCATACACCACCAGAATCTCCTGGGGCTTCTCAGAGACAAGGATAGCCTCCAGAGTATGTTGGCCATTGAGGAGGCGACGACTTCCATCTGGGAGCTTGCTGGACAGGATAACACCCTGTCCGGTATTTTTCCAGGAACCGCTCCTCATGTCCTTAACATATCGATCCAAGCGAGAACGCCTCAAACCACGATTGTTCGTGTTATATTCCAGGAGATGTGCCGCTTTCTCCGGAGAAATAGTCTCCGTTTGACCCCACGGCTCCTCCCTTCCACGGAGACGGGAATTCAGCTCTCCAAGAAAATCTGGGAAATTCCCCTCTCCCGAAGACTTTCCCCTCATTTCTTCTAGAGTTTGAGAAACCTGTTTCAGGAACAGGTCCTTCTCAAGGGAAAAGGAGGTAACAGGATTTGTTTTAGATGAGATCTTCTCATATTGGATCTTCCGAGCCTCTTTCTCCCCGTTCTCCGTCAAGGAAAAACGTCTGGGAACAGGAGACTTCACAAGACCACGCTTCCGATGTCGACTGAGACAAGACCCAACCCAACTACGGAATTTAGTCTCCCGACGATAATTCCCAAACTCCTCCTCTTGGACTCCCAAGATCTCTTCAACCTTACAAACCACAGCCGAACGAACAAAACCACCGTTAGACTCCTGTGACAGTTCAAAGAGAGCCCTCAACACTGGTTCATAAAGAGTCACAATCGGTTTGTCCGTTTTTCTCAAGGTCTCCGCAAGAGGACCTACACTCATATCCATGATAACCCCCATTTTCGGGTTGATTTCAACGCACCCCCCTTTAAGGAACTATTTAGTCCCAAAGGACTTCCGGG